GAGTTACCAGCAGTACAGAGAAGAATGTCATTCACTTTGAGAGCACCAGGAGTACCAATGTAATGCTGTTCACTACCACTCAGTTTAGCACTGAAGGTATAAGGAAGAACTTCTTCAAGTTGATCCTTATCAAGAATATGAATAGCACCAGTGGTTTTCTCTTCAATCAGATATTTGTTCTGACTGTTGGTGCCAATGTGAGTACCAAAGGTAGTCACACCATCCAGATCAAAAGAGTACAGAGTTTCGGTAGCCATAGTTTCAGCAGTTTCGTAAAGAGAATAGTTAGAGATAATGTTCCAGTGGTCTACATAATTCAATTTATTATTATGTACATAACGAAGTTGCCAGCTTCCACCATTGTAAGTGGGGCGATCAACAACTTTTAGAGGATGCTTGCCAGTTTTGGAGATAACAATATCTCCGATTTCAAATTTGTATTCCATAATCAGTGATTCATCTCCAGTTTGAGTTTACGAATACCAGTAATAAAATATGCGAAGTCACGCGATTCTGTGACACGCTTGGTCTCACCACACACATCACATTTGCCCTCCCATACAGATGAGCATCCTACAGAATACACACCATACTCTTCACCACACTCAAAACATGAGGTGTAAGCATTCTCTAGTTTTTTAATCAGTTTCTTGTTGTCCATCTTGTTCTTTAGTAAGGTAATCTAATGCTGCTCGCGCAGACTTAGCAAAGTGATACGGAGTTGTAAGACCAAAATCCGCACCATCTAATAGATCAGTAGCATAGTATGTCTCAGCAATCAGCATGAGAGCATCATACAGAGCAGCAATATGCTCCTCTTTAGATTTGAATGAGAGTGTCATCAGACCAGAACGAGTTTAGGAGCAGGAGAGACTTGGAAAGTGAAACGCTTGGCAGTGATAGTAGCATTCTCAGTGCCAGACTCGTCTATAATCTCCCACCAGTCCTCACCATCTTCAATCACAACATAACCGAAGCAACCAGCAATACACAGAGAGTCAAGACCTTTACGAATAGCAGCACGTTTGGAATTGAAACGCTCTTTGCAGTTATACCATCCGTTACGCTCTACATCCTCAGCAGGACCGAAAGTGATGAGCAGGTAGTCAGTCATGGGTGCGTGTCTTTCGCTGATGTAATCAGTATAGGGCATCTGGGGTGCCGTGGGGAGAATGGTGGACACTCTATCAGCTGTCCACCTTCACAATCAGAATCTCATGTGAGTCTTTAGTGTTGTCTGCTCCAGATGCAATACGATTCTCACCAATACGTGTCTCTCCTAATTGATATGAATAGTGCCACTCTGGGAAATACTGATCAAAGTCTTTGTAGTATTCACGAATGGTCTCACAATTATTATATGAGAGAATGAAATTACCTTTGTGATTGTGCAACAGATCTCTCAGTTTCTCATGATCAAATCCAGTGTGATGCACATCAATATTGCAGTTAGGATACATGCCCTTGAGCATCTTGTTGTCTGAATCCTTCTCCAAATAATATGGTGGATCAAGATACAACGTATCAGTAGAGTATTCAGGGATCACTTGATCAAATGCACACTCATCTACATGTAACTTTGGATTGGAATAGTTACGGATATTATTTACCATCTTATCCCATTTCTTCTGATCTTGATAGATCTTACTCATCCATCCCAAATACATGGGACCATAGGATAGATTATGATTATGGAAATAATATGCTGCTGCCTCTAGATCTGTTAATTCTACAGCATCACGCTTGTAATAATCTGTATGCCAATCCTTCAGCATATCCTGAGTATATGTCCAGGTCAGCAAAATCTCTTTAATGCGAGCATACTCTTCCTTGGTTGGAGCTATACTTTGCAATTTATTTGCAAGTTCACTGGGACGAGTGAGCAATACATCCCAAAAGTTGGTCAGTGCATGAAAAATGTCAAATCCTTGCACTTCTATGCCAAGTTCACTCGACCAGCGTGATTCAAGAGAACCACCACCAATGAATGGAGATATAATCCTATCTGTTTGTGGCAGATAGGATGTGATAATCTTGTATGCTTTTGATTTACCACCAGCATAGCGAATAGGTGTCTTCATTTAGTTGTACGATCAATTTGATATTGTCCAAATGCCATACTAATGGCGTCAGGAAGTGGCAAACCATTCTCCTGATAATTCCATTTAGGATAGCAACCCTCAATAGCATTATACTGCATCAGGCAGTTTTCTTCAATACCTTTGGCACTCACAGGTACAACAACCTGCTCAGACTTAAAGAGACCAGGCACATCAACTACAATGGGTTCCATGTAAATCATATACACTTCAACTTGATTACCTTTATCCAATTCTTCACGCATGAACCAATTGATGGAAAATCGATTCTTACCAGGAACGTCTTGCCCAGCACTCAAATAGAAATTCATACAACCTTGAATACCACTCTTGGTGGAAGATTGACCAATCTTATAGATCTCTCCATTCACACACAAAATATACACCAACGACACATGCTTAGACTTCAGTTTCTTAGGAAACTGAGCATCATATTTCATTACAAGTTTGGTCTTGTAAAGAACATGCTTGGGACCAGAGTATTCATCAGTACCATGAACAATCTCACCCACACGGATAGCATTAGGAACGTCTTGAATTTGCATGATGTTTGTGTTGATGTAGTTATTGTAGCAGGTCAGTCGCCCGATAGCGCAGCACCCAGACACCTTGACAAGTGGCACTCTAGCTCTTGATCGCTCACGCCATGCCTGTTAGCAATCTGTTTAGCAATACGCTCATCAGTTGCCCACATCAAATCAATAATAAATGCGATCTCTTTGTTATTCAGAATCACATCAGTTGATACAATCATTTTTTCTTGCTCCTAGGAGACGCTGTACGGGGTTTGGCAGCGGGATCAGCAGCAGACTGCTTAGGAGTCTTAGCAGGGGTCTTCCTGCCGCTCCTGGGCGCTGCTGGCGCTGCCTCTGCAGTCTTCTTGCGTGTACGCTTTGGTTTCTCTTCTACATCAGTGATCTTAACGTAGGTGTCAAGATCAGCAAATACCTTGTCTTTCTTTGTAGTGCGTGGTTTCTTAACTTTCTCTTGTTTTTCCTCTAGTGGTGGATAATCTGGATGTACATCAATCTTACATGTACTCGCATCGATCTTATATTTTTCAAAATACTTTGCAACATGAGTATGGTGACAGAACCAACAAATCTTGTTGTCGTTGCCATCCTTGTGTTCTACACGATAACCAAAGTTTGAGTGTGGAAATAGATCTTCAGTTTTTTGATTGCTCTTTGTTTTTCTCATGTGCCTCGGTTATTAGATTGCCTCAAAGTCAGCAGTGATTTCCCAATGAGAATCAGATTTGTCACCGAAACGATTAGTTCCAGTGCGAGTGCTGACCCAAAAGAAGTATTTACGATTCTCAGCAGCAAGAAACAACTCACTGCCAGTATCCTGCTCTACAATACAAACAGGATTGCCTTCCATTGTGTTAGCAAGACGATTCTTTGCCTTGCTACTCTTAGGTTTGACTACTACCTTTCTCATCATGAAGTTTGATGTTGTATTTGTTGAGTGTTCCGTCTGTGAGATAATCATACAGCAGATCAGCAAATCCATAGTGGGGGCGTGTGCCAGTTTCTAAAGCGCCACTGGTTGCTACTGTCCACATAATGTCTAAGTTACGTTTGTCAGGAAGTTCTTTCATTTGTTTAATCCCATGGTGCTTTACGATTTAATAGTTCTCTGAATCTTTCTGTTACAGCAGGGTCTGGTGGTTCATTGATTCGTCTCACAAGTTCATCGTAATCCTCTAGTGAGAGTAGAATCTTTGGTAGTTCTTGTGACAATCTCAACTTGCGTTCTGGACTGATAGTTAGATTGTATGGATCATCATATGGATAGATGTATTCTTGAAACCATCCAATACTTAATGATTCCCAGAACTCACCATAACCCCATTCATCACCATCATTATAACAATCTACAATACACAAGACATTACGA